TGACTTTCTTCGTCAATATAATATCCGCTCCCGAACCGCTCACATCGAATAATTCACTCACGTCGGCATCTGCCGCCAGTGCAGTGCGGATCTTCCCGCCTACAACCGCGGCTGTATCGTTCAACAAAACAGCGACAGCGATGGTCTTCGGGCTATTGCTCATCCCTGCCGCAGTGACGATCACCTCTGCGTCACCTGAGCCGGTGATGGTTCCAACGGCTGTTGCGGTCTCGACCTGTGACGTAAAGGTGCTTCTCTGGATTTGCCTTCCAAAGAAATCCCACTCCACCGTCACCGGGCTTGCATCTGCGCCTTGAGCCACCTGCCCGCTGATACGAATGCGTTCAGCCATGCAATACTCAGAAATCCATGCCTGTTCATCGTCGCCAAAGCGGAGGGTCGCCGAATCGGGACGATTGCCTGAGATCATGCTGGGCGTGAAATTCCATAGATAATCTCCCTGCCCGCCCGTCTGCTCTACCGCTGTCACAGCACCCTTCACACCGATGCCGAACGGTAACAACAGGTGCTGAAAGGCTCCATGCTCAACGGTCCATGTGTTCATATACAGCTTCTGATGGTTGACTGCTCGATAAGAGGCGGAACGCATCCCAAAATGCTCTTCGGGATATGCCCAGGGCGTATCAGACTTGATGGGCGGCATCTGCCCAATCCACATATTGATGGCATCCACTGCCGTTCCATGCGTGGCAGCCGCCTCTTTTCCGTACTGCATCTTATTGAAAAATTCACTACTCATAGTTACTCCTTATGATCTCTCCTTTTATCGCGCTGAGCGGAGAGCGCTGAGCGTACTCGCTCGTCGCTCGCAGACGAAGCGGAGGGGGGCTGATCGCCAATCGCTAACAGCTAACAGCTACTTACGCGCTCACACTCAAACCGTTCAATTTTTCCTTCACAACCCACCGCACCAGGAAACCCCAGTGTAGCGGCTCACTTCCATATTGCAATGCCAGCGGTCCTGCGATCGCGTCCTCGCGGTCATCGATAAGAAAATACTCGACGGTACTGCTCAACTGTACATTCGCCGCCGCCGCAGTCAGGATCATTCCATACCACGGCATCAAAGACGGGATCAAACTCGCGTCCACACTCGGCGCCACATGGAACTCCGTCACGCCTCGATAGAAACCGATCTTGGGACCGCCCACGCTGTACTCCGGCTTCATCCAACCTGGTATCGTCAAAGCCACCGGCTGGTTCGCCAGCGTCGCAGGGTCAATCGAAGACGGGAACTCAGCCCGCTCGATCAACAGATAAGACTGCACAGTCCCAAACCGCTGATCGCTGATCCGCCAGATCTTCGCCAGGTTATCGATCCAACTCTCAATCATCCCAACGCCAACTCCTTCACCACACCCTCGCTCGCCTGAGCCATCTCTGCCTCGATGATCGGTCTCATCGCGCTATACCCAGCCGCCATGAAACCGCGTTTGCTGAACCCCGGGTGTGTTCCGATATATCTGGAAATTCCCGGCACGAACGTATTCATCGCATGAGCCTTGGCGCCATGCTCCACTACGTTCATATACCAGGGATCGCTCTCGTCATGCCAGCCGACAAGCCCAACCATGTTCACGCCGGTTCCACTTACTTTCGACCCGAAAGTGCTTTCCGCGAACCCGGTCGCCCGCGGGATATTGGGACGGATTCTCGACTCCAACGCCGCCACGTTCCGCTTCAGCACCGGGCGGAAATACTTCTTCAGCACCTCCGGGTAAAACTTCAACAGCTCGATCTGCTGGTTCAACAACGGTGAAGAGATGGTGGTCTTGATGCTCATGCCACCCTCGGGATGTAATAATTCTGCCTGACGACCTGAATATCGAACTTCGGGAAAGCATCGTTATAAAAAACAACGCCCGTATCCTGGTTGCCGGTTCTACCCTGGTAACCGCTCTGTGCCTTATTCAAGCTCAGCGTGGCGATCTCCTTCGTCAAAAACAGGATGTCATCTGGTACAAAATAGCGGCTGATCGCAGCTCCATTCGCATGGACTGCCGAGGTCGTGCCATTCACACCGCGCACAACGTTCACCGTGCGATACACATCCACTTGTGTACTCGTCGCATGCGCCACACGCCCGGTGTTATTCCAACCTCGGATGACAGACAACTGGTTTGTGCGCTTATCCTTCACCTTCATCTGCTCGAATTCAGCGCGCAACACCTCGCCCACATTGACCAGTGACCCGTCTGCAACCGTGATCACCTCATCGTTCGCATCGATGCCGCCGTTCAACGTCGTGACGTTCGTCGTCGGGTCACCCCAACCCGTCACCTGCTCCTGCTCCGAACCGATCAACAGCACCATACCCGGGCTCACCTTGCCGCCATCCGACACCTTCAGCGTTGTCTGTGAAGCGTCCTGTTGCGTCGTATCCTGCACCGTCGCACCGATAACACCACTGCGCTCATACTTGCCCCACCTCCCAGAGATTTCGATTCCATCTCTCTCGGTGCTCCAGCACGCAAGCAGGGTCGCATCCGGGTTCACAACCAACTGACCATACGGACCGTGTCCCCAGAACCCATCATCCGGCTTCAGGATGTAATCTGCCGTGGTCAACGTCACATCATCGTTCACGATTGCAGTAATCGCCAGCAGGGGTGGCAGGAACAACATATTCGAACCTTTCCCCTGGAACGAGCGCGTCAACGTCACCGGCACAAACCAGCCGATCTCCTTCTGTACAAACTCGCTCGCCTCCTTGATGGCTTGGAAGAAGCGTGTATCCTCCACGCCCGCCGCAGGTTTATCCGCGATCAGGTCAGCGACCGTACAAAAAGTTTGAGCAAAAGTGGTCATATCAACTCATCGTTTCCACAGCAACAGGCTATTTCTTGGCAGGTTTCTTTTCAACGCGCTTGCCAATCTCAGAATCTTCGCGCTCATGATATTCCAGCTTTTCAGGTTCGGGCGCAGGCACGACTTCAACTTGCACCGACACCGCATCTGTGGAAATGGGCTTGCGGCTGATCTCTTTCCAGCCGTTCCCTACATATTCTGCCACCTGGTGCGGGTGCACGAACATCGACTCCGCACCTCGTTCCATCAACACTAATTCAGCCATAGTACACGCTCCTTTCCTCACATCCCCTCTCCCTGTGGGAGTGGGGTAGGGGTGAGGGAGAAAACACCTATCCAACCAAAAGCGCCATGTGCTCCGGCTTCACAGCCTTCACGCCCCACGCCACAGCAACTTCGAATACCTTCTGACGGTACTCACCATATTCCAGCACCTGGAACGAGATTCCGCTGATCGGGTCTGTGACCACATACTCATCGAGTGCGGCATCGCCGCTTTCCGGCATCTTGGGGAGACGGGTGAGCAGGTGGATTGCATTGCGGTCAAACGCCATGTTTGCCGTATAGGTGGCGATGTTATCCAAAGGATCGTTGTTGACCCATGCCACCTTCAAACCGGGCTCAGCAAGCACGATGTCGCCATCGCCATCACCAACGAAGCCGGTTGTTACCACGTACTTGTTGGCATCGCGTGCGGTCTTGTTATTCGTCACAACATCGCCAGCCAGGAATGAACCGGTGCCGGTATCAACATGGATGGTCTCTAACCCAACGGCATACCCGGCTGTAAGATCGACCAGATAACCGGTGGGGTCACCAGCGGTATGTGTCTTCACCTGCGCCGATTCACGGATTTTGAACCCGTGGATATCGAGCAATACACCATTCCGAACCAGCTCCTGTGAACCGGCTTCATTGACCTTCGTCAACTGTGCCAGTGTGCGCATGGCGGCGCCTGCCGTGGTGTTGATCACCATTTGCAGGTCGGTCATCGGGGAACCGTTATCGGCAAGGATCTTGCGGACCTGTGCCGGGTCAGCCAGCGTCGAAGCGAACGGGGCGGTACCAGCCACTCCATAGGCGCGGGATGCTTTCGCATACAACGCCGCGAGATCGGCTTCCATCTCGTTGACAAGCACGCGCATCGCTTGCAAAAATTGATTTTGCTTGATGGTAGGGTAGGAGTCCTTGACACTGAAGGCTTCCTCACCATTCCAGACGAAGTTCGATTTGCGAACCTTGGTGATTGCCATCGTCCCGGCGCCCACTGTTACACCAGAAGGATCCGGCAATGTGGCTGCGGGAGTGGCATCAGCAGCCGTGGCAACACCCACAACCGGATAAACAACATTCTGATCCTTGGCAACTTGCTCTGCCTTCGGATTGAGATAGACGGAGGGAATGAACCCAACCATCTCACGGCTGATCTGGTCAGCCGCATCATTGATGAACGGGATAAGTCCCGTAAGGGTATTTGCAGACATAGTTTATTTACCTTTCATATCGCGCTGAGCGGAACGCAGTGGAGACGAAGCGCATCAGCAAAATAATTGATTTACTCGACCCGCCCGCCACTTTTCGTGAAGGCGATCTTTTCCTGCGGACCTAACTGGTCGTACTCGGCACGCTTCATCACCTTGGGCTCGTTCACGGCTTCGGGCTTCTGCGGTTCCTTGGAAGAAACCTGCTTCAAAGCCTTCTCTTCCAACGCGGCGCGCTCTTTCATGATCGTTTCGATCTTCGCATCCAGTTGATCGATCTCACCGCCTTCACCGACGATTTCATTGAATCGTTCCCGCTCTTGATCGGTGAAATCACGGTTCTCGCTATCGGCGAGAGCCGCCAGCGCCTTCGCCTCGTCGAGCAGCGCCCCGCGTTGCTTTTGCATTTCACGTAAATTCATGATATTTGCTCCTTGAATATTTTTGACTCTTGCAAGAGCTAGTCGCCTGCGCGCCTGCGCATCACTTGGCTCTTCTTCAGCGCGGATGGGCTCCTGCCTATCTGCGTCATTCACTTCCAAAACAGTATCGTCTTCAGCTTTCATCTGCGAAGACGCCATACTTCCATTCAACAGGTTGTTGATCGTCTCATCCAATGTCCCCACCCGGTCAGCCATCCCCAGGTCAACAGCCTTCTGTGCGCTGACCATGCGCCCCTCACCATAAGCATTGCGCACGATGGCAACGCTCACTCCCCGGTTACGTGCCACTGCTCCCACAAAAACGCCATAAGCCTCGCTCACCTTTTCCTGTATGGCGGCTCTGGCTTCCTCGGATAGCGGCTCATACGGGTTACCCTCTGCCTTGTATTTCCCCTCCTTGATGATTGAGACCTTCACGCCATCTTTCTCGAGCGCACCGCTGATATCCTCGTGTACAGCGAACACACCAATGGATCCCACTTCCCCGGATGGGCTCACCACCAGCTCGTCAGCCGCCGTCCCGATCCAATAAGCCGCAGATGCCATCATATGGTTTGCCACCGCAATGATCGGCTTCGTCCCGCGCGCGTCGAATATCTGCTTCGAAAGCTCCTCAACACCGTTGATCACTCCGCCCGGGCTGTCTACATCCAGCACGATTGCATCCACTTCCGGGTCATTCACCAGTTTGGCAAAGTTTGCCCCAAAGCGTTCGGCGCTGGTCGCCCCAGACATATCCGTCATCATGTTCGCCCTCGGAAAGATCGTCCCGAAGAGCGGCAACACTGCCACCTTGTTGATCCTTCGCTCAGGCGGACGTGTAGCTCCATGAATGCGGGCTTGCACCTCGTCGGCATCCAGCTTCTCACCAGACACATGCCGCAGTACAACTTCCTCCAACACAAAGAACTTTTGCGGTAGGATCGCCCAGGGCGTCTCAACGAAAGCCTGTAACAGGCGGGATTTTTTCTCAGTCATAATCGATCTCCTCGAACGTGCCGAATATCATCGGCGCGTTCATGACGGCAAAATATTTTTCAGATGCCGCGGCAATATATGCCTGCATCCCATCTTCCAATTCCTTGGCGCTCATCCCCTTCACTTGGTCATTTCGTTCGGATAAGAACTCATGGATAAGCATGTCTGTCTCTAGATTTTCAGTATGAAACAACCGTTGGGTCGCATCAATAATGGGTTTGAATTGTTTTTGCATAAATGCGGGATGGTCCACCGTATAGAACTGATCCAGCCAATCCGCATACGCCTCATCCTGACCCTTGACCTGCCACCGCTTCGAAGCGCCTGACACGTCATTCGACTCGCGCTTCAGTACCCGCGCAATCGCATCCCGCCACAAAGGTTCAAACACATGGGCTTGCACGTCTGTGCTCTCTTGACCATTGCCATCCACTGATCCGCTATCGTTGATCGTAGTCATGTTCAAGGGCATCAACAACACGTCCAGACCCTTGCGGGGGTTCAGATTCTCGCGTTCTCGCACCTCATTGCGCGTCATAAAACCATTATTGATGCCTGTTTGGTATGCGGCGTAACGTGTGGCAATATCACCTCGCAGGAATCCTTCGAATAAATGCTCGTAGAAAAATCCTTGCTCCCGATCAGAAGACAGGAGTAGTTGATTGTCCAAAGCCTGCTCGATGCGCTTGGAGATCGGGAACAAGGAATGATTGATATATCCCTGCTCCTGTGAATCGATGCCTGTTCCCCAACTTGTACTCTTTTCAAGGTCACCGATCAGGTGTGGCGGCACAGGCCCGATAATACGGTTGATCTCAGCCAATTGAAAAGAACGACTTTCCAAAAACTGCGAATCGTCAGGGGGAAGACCGATCTTTGAAATATCCATTCCCTCTTCCAGAATGAAAGGCTTATGGCTTTGCTCAACACCCGACCGTTCCTTGAGATCGTCCTGTAATCGCAAGTACGCCTTGTCGCTGAGTGCGCCTGGGTGCCTGTAAAGGATGCCCGGGTTTGCTCCATTAGAGAAAAACTTGGAACCAAACTTTTCAAGCGAGAGCGCCAGCCCAATGGCATTTCGTGCGAGTGCGATCTTGGAATATCCAACCAATCCATCGAAACCAAATCCAGGGAAGTGCAAGACCTCATCCATAAGAAATACGATTGGCTTTCCACCACTGGCAGGCTGGTAAATGTAAACCTTCTGCCCATCCACACGTTCCACACGCATCCGGTCGGGGCGCAGCGGCCACAACTCGCGCACGTTCCCGCGATCGTCGATGACCTTCTGTGCATAAAAGTTACCCCATGCAATGATATGTGAAACGATCAATTCACGGAAAGTCATCGAAGACATCTCCGGGTTCGGCTGGTCGTGCATCAAAACATAATACGGATTATCGAAAGCGCGGAATTTGTTCCGCCCTCGGCGTGCATACAGCAACAACGGGATGCTCGACATATCCTGCGACAACAGCGTGATGATTGAGATCACACCCGAGACAGTCACTGCGGTATCAACCGTGACGGCTTCGTCTGAATGACTCCTCTCTCTCACAGCCGAAGTGCGTGATCTCGCACTCGGTTCCACCATCGCGCGCTGTTTCGCCTGTAATCCAAGCACGGTATCAGCTTTCAAAAGCATGGGATACCTCTCCCCCCTCTCCCACTGGGAGAGGGGCTGGGGTGAGGGTGAAATCCTCGTAAATCGGAAACACCATCCTCAACGGACCACTCATCACACGCACCCGT